AAATCAGCCATGTTATTTTAATTTTTTTTTGTTTTTTTTTTGTTGTTTATATCCTATAAATATAGTCTTGTTAAAAAATTTTTCTCTTTACTTTTATTTTGTCGAGATTATAATCTACTTATATTCCTTTTTAACGCCTCCAGCAGTAGAATAAGTCTTAACTATATTATCTGGTTTATCTTTAAAGTGTTTACTCATTACTTCTACATTTCTAACATCATCATCTGAGAATCCAATACTAGGTTGCTCTGGTACAAAGTTATTTGATACATCATTTTTAATAAATGCTTTCTTATTTAATAAATTTGCCATTCCTTTAATATAGGAAACAAAATCCTCCATCGCACGAACTTTAGCTTCTTCAGGGTTGGCAGCTCCTTCTTCATCTCCGAAAGACACTGGATGATATTTGTTGAGTTCTAAATACGACTTGATTAATTCATCGTCAGTCATATCGTCCTCATCTACAAACGTCCTGTATTTTTTAAGGTTCTTAACTAGTTGGTCTTTATCTATACCATTAAATCCGTCAATAATATAATTGTAAACGGCTTGTTTTAAAGTGTTGGGGTTGTGACCTCTTGCGGTAATGATTGAAAAAATTGACCCGTTATTAATCGCTTCTTTAAAGTCATTAAATGCTGGTCCAAGTTTTGCTCTCATCGCATCAACTAAGAAATCTTTATCACCCGCAGTTCTGAAGTTTCTAAAAGGGTCTTCTCCAAACCCTACAATAGTGTCTCCATTATACTCAAAATCTTCTTTTCCAATTTTACCTCTGTATTCCGCAAAATCATCTGTACTCATACCAACTTCATCACCATCTTCAGTTTTTAACATTATCTTTGTTGGCATATGAACAATGTTATCATCCCAATCAAATGCATAATACTTCATATCTGGTGTTCCTTCACCTTTAAATCCCTCTCTAAGTTGTCTTTTCATACTTGGCAAATAAAGGGGGTATGATTAGTACCCCCGTTAAGTTTATTAAATATTCTCAAACGAAGCTCCTGTTGGAGTGATGAAGAATTCAATATCGATGAATTCTAATGCCTTCGTAGGTTTTAAGTAAATTTTACCTGTTAATGTGTTTCTGTCTAAGTCTTCAGGTGAAGATGAAACAGTTACACGGAAATCGTATAAACCTCTATCTCTTCTGATTGAATCCAAGATAGGGTTAACACTATCCAAGAATTGTTGTCTAACGATTTGGTCGTTTTGTTCGAACAATAATCTTACCGCTACTGCTGAAATCAACTTACGAGCTTGAAGTAATAATCTTCTTACGTTCAATCTATTAAGTGCTGTGTCAGCGACTTGTAAAGTTTTGTTACCCCAAATTACAGTTCCAACATCAGAGAAAGTTGCGATAGGGTTAATTCTACCTTGATACAATGTATCTCTGTCAGTTTGTGTTAGTTTTTGTCTAGCTTTGATTGAGTTTACAAGACCTCTTGTGTAACCCGCAGATGCGAACCAAGGGAATGAAATGTTATCAGTCAATGCTAAGTTTCTACAAACCTCACCTGTTGGTGGTAAGTAAATTTGTGTATTGTTTACAGTATCTCTTGTTAAAATCCAAGGATAGTAAGTTGCGGTATAGTTAGAGTCGATACCTGTGTTATCCAAGTTGTCAACCGCTTCTTGTGAGTAGATAATATCCAAAGAGCTTGTCGCATCTGGTGTATACATTTGATAGTCAGGAGTAGTACAGATATAAACTGAATCTGCTCTTGAGTATTGTACCATGTCAATCGCCTCTTCCACAAGGTTAGAGTTGTTAACATAATCGATACTTGCAGTTGCAAATATGTTAATGTTTGTTGCTTCAGGGTTAGCGAACGTTAAGATACCAAGTAAGTATGCGTAGTAGTCAGTGTTTGCAAAATCCTGAGTATTGTTTTGAACAACAATTCTCTTAAACATACCGTCACCTGTTGCGGTTGGATATCTTGAAGATGGTGCAAAACCTGCTAAGAAACCTGATGCCCCCAATTGGAATCTGTCCTCGTTAGTTCTCCACTCTCTGTAGATATCCCAACCATCAAATCCACCCGCGAAACACACAGTGTACTTTCTTGAGTAAATGAAGTAGTATGGGTTTTCTTGAGTTGCAGGGTCTTCTCTAAAGTCTGCAACACCACATTCAAATGCCGTTTGACCACTTGACATTGAAGTGTTTGATATTGTTACAACCGTTGCACCTGAGTCCATGTGGAAACCTTTACTTAATACGTTCCATTTAGTTGAATCAGTTGCTAATGTCCAATTTGATTGTGGGTTTTGTTTTCCTTTATAAGTTAAGAATGATTCGTCAATACCATATTGTGTTGAGAAACCTAAATAAGTTCTTCTTACAATATCACCACCAGATTCAACAGTGTTAGAACCTCCTGTTGGAGTACCAAAAGGTGGGTTAGCAATAACTTCACCTGGATAATCATATTTAGTTTTAAACTTAGGATATGGTGATGGATAAATTGAAACATCTTCATACTCTCTTTGAGTGTAACCGTAGAATCCACAAGGGATTGCATCGATTGGTGCTTCGTCAGCCATTTCAATCATAATATATTTTGAAATCAAAGCGTATTCTCCATCTGAAGAACCAATCTTTTTAGCGATAAAGTTATTCGACGCTGGGTCTAAATTACAATTAGTATATTTTTCAATTACGATAGGATTTGCATCTGTATCAAAGAAATTTCTAACAAACACATCAAAAGACATGTTATTAAATGACAAGTTTGCAATTGAAACTTTAATTTCAGTGTTTGCAGAATCACCATCAGAAATTGATATAAATTTAAATAAGTTATAAACTTTATTACCTCTCAATTCTGAAACCAAAAATGGTGTCTCAGGTGATTGGTATCTTTCCAAATTCCAAGCAATTGACTGACTTGATTGACTTCTTGCGTCAGGTAATGCAATTAAAGTTGAATTTAAACCTCTAATATAACCTTGGTTATAAGCGTAATTCAAACTACCTTGATATGCTTCTTCAACATAAACAGGTACTTCAAATCTTGATTTTCCAAAATTATCAACACCTAAAACTTTAGTTATATATTTTGAAGATGATGCTAATAATGAAGTCTCAAAAGAGAAGGTGTCATTATCTCTTGTAACACCTGATAATAAGAAAGTAGCATATGGTGATGAAGTAATACCTGAGTATTGACCTGTACTTACCAATTGTAAATCGGTAAGACCACTTACTTGATAAACAGGACCGTGGTTTTCACTTGTAGAACTATTACTATATAATGAAATACCTCTTGAACGAAGTGTTCCAACTACCATGTTATTGAACTCTGTATATGCAGTTCCTGTGAATGTATAAGTCTCACCACTTATTGTTCCTGTGTAAACTCCTGTACCACCAGTAACTAAATTACTAACAACATAGTAGAATGAATATCCTGTGTAAGCATTTCCTGAAGAAATATCAAAGTTAGCGTAAAACCATGGGTCATTTGCTGATGAAGATAAATCATTATCGTCAAATGTATTAACACAATTGTAAGGGTCAGTAACCGCAGAGTATGTGGTAACTAAACTGTCGTAATCTGTATTAGGTATTGCACCATACACAACCGAAGTTGTTGCTGACAATGATGGTGTATCAATTATACCACCTAAGTAAGCGTTAAAGTCGGTTTGTAGTGTTGATGTAGAACCGTCATTTAATCTATATTGTGTATTTAAATTAGCCTGAACTTGTGCAGGTAATGAGGAAGTAAATTCAACAGTACTTCCTGATGAGTATCCTGTAAATGTTGCGGTGAAAGTTGTGGCGTTTGATGGGTCACCAATTGTTGTTGGGTCAACATTTGCAATTAATGATAAACTCCAAGATGGACCCGCATCATAACCTGACAATCCTAAGATTCTTGTAACAAACAATTGGTTTGATTGTTGCAAGTATGATTTAGCAATGTATGCCGCCTCATATTTTGGGATTTGAGTGTTATAAAATTTAACGGGTTCAGTTCCACCAAAATATGCTTGGAACTCGTCGTAGTTAGTTATGAATACTGGTTCGAATGCTGGACCTCTTAAAGTTTCTCCAACAAGACCTAAAGTTGTTACCCCAACACTTTGGGCTACGAATGATAGGTCGGTCTCAGATGTGTATACGCCTGGTGAAACGAATACTTTTTGATTTGCTTGTGCTGTTGCCATTATTAAATTATTCTGTTACAGATTTATTTTATTGATAAATATTCGACTTTTGATGAAAAAACTTTACTTTTGGATAAGTATTTATAAACGGTATGAAATAATTCTGCCTTTTTTCTACCCATGAAAACCAAGAAAGAAATAAAGAATATCAAAATATCCCCTGAATCACACGATATCTTAAAAAAGTACTGTGATAAGCGTGGAATTAAGATTTATAAATTTTTAGAGAATTTAATCTTTGAAAAGTGTAAAGAGAAGAAAGATATTTATGGGGAAGATTAAACTAACTTGTTTTCGTATGTTATAAGTGAGTCTTGGGTGTTATCATTCTTTGTTACTTCTATTCTTAAAATGTCGTTTGTTGTGATTTCAATTCGTTGAAGGTCACTACCATAATAATCACCATTAATATACACATCAAATGTGTCCACATTACTTGTTGAAAGTAAGTTCATATTTGCGGTAAAATCAATTCGGTCATTTAAAACAGTATTACCTGAAACAAATAAAAACGGCATTTCAAACTCATCAGGATTTTCAGGATATTTGTTCCTTCTTTGTTTTCTTGTTGAAGTATCAAGTTCAATAAGTTGAGTAACTCTTTGAATTGCGGGTTTTACTTCAAACTCATCTTCGTCAATTAAATAACCTAACATGGTAAAGTCATAACTCTGAACATAATACTTTCTTGAATCCATATTCATCTGTGATTCATCCGATACGTTGTTCATAATAATTGGAACATACTGACCCTTGATAAAAGTATATGCCTGTCTTGATGAAAAAGTTTGCATTACAATTTTATTTAATTGATTCAACTCTCTCATTCTGTTACAAATGATTTTAACTTGATAATTGATATCAACAGGAACAGGTTGTGGTATTGTGTAGATATCCATACCTTGTTCGTTTCCGTTCCATGTTGGAACTGAGGCATAATAGAATTGTTTTCTATTTGGAATAGTATATTGAAGTGATGGGTTTGTACCATACTTAACTTCAGGTGTTCTAACTACAGTAATAAATGGTGGTGCGGCATTGTAATCTAAATCCACAAACTGCCAAGTTTCCAAATACTGTGTCCAGTTTTGAGTTGTAATGATTATGTCCAACATAGGAACGACTTTACCTGCGGTTACAACTTCAAGTTCTGTCTTAACAAAATCAAGCATACCCCTATCCAAATCCGCATGTAATACAGATTTTGGTAAATAGGTTCCATCTTCTTTAATATATTGTAAAAGTTCTTCTCTACGTTCAGATAAAACTTTTTTTGGTACTAAAGGTAATGTTGGTTTAACTACTGTCCTTGGTAATGGCATTTATTCTTTTACTACAAATAGTTTATTTTGTGAATTAATCATGTCAACTTCTTGAGCTCTATAAACAGGTTCTTCACTTTGTTTATAAACAAATGAATCATATCTGTATGGATTATAAGTTACAATCATATCTGATGGTGGATTCGGAATGTCATCACAAGGATATTCACAATAATCTAATAATTTTCCAATCACAAATGCGTGAACATTTTTTGACTTTTCTGAACGAACTTTTTCTTTACCACCTTTTCTAACTCTAAACTCAACGTCACCTAATTTAACATAGTCTGCATGCATAATAACTTTACTGTTGTATGTTACAGAAAATGTGTGTTTGTGTAAATTGTAATACACCATTACTTTTTTACCCAAAAATAAATTATCGAATTGTGATTCAGTTATTATTACTTGCATTAGATTCCTTTAAATTCATTTTCACTTACCCATGTTGCTGTAATCGTTCTATAGAACGGTTTGTATCCACCATAAGTGTGTTTATTATCAGACCTAACATATCCGTCATCACTAACTGAATAATATCTAACTCTGTCTTCAGTTTCATAATATCCAATATAATCACCCATGAATATTTCAACTTCCAAGTCATCAAGTTGTTTTTGATAAATTGAAAATTTCATACTTCCTGGCTCTTGAATCTCAACTCTTGAATTACCATAAAATTTATTGGTCGGAGCCATAACTTGAACCAATCCTTTTAATTCGACAGGTGCCATAAATTGTACCCCATCTTCAACCACTTCACCGTATACATTGTCTTTCTTTGTTTTATAACGGTCAATACGATACAATACGATTGTGAAGTTCATATCACCCTCGAGCCATTCTTGACCCATACCAATATCAAGGTCAAAATCTTCACCACCGAAGAATTTACCCAATCTTGTAATTGGTACCAATTTTTCTGACGTTTGTTTCATATATTGATAAATACTTAAACTTTTACTATATTTAGTTTATAATTTAGTAATTTAAATGAGTGATGTTAGTTTAGAGTCAAAAGCGATGTCAATTCTTGAATCCTATGAGGGTGGCAACAACTATATTTTGGAATTAAAACGTAAATCACAAATCAATAAAAAGTTTTATCCGACACGAAGTCAATCAGATTACATTATCAATTTCCACAACAAACAACCAAAGGTTGCTAAGAAGTGGGTTATACTTGACGCTTACTTCGCACAGAAATTAGCTGACGACAAATTATATACCGAAATACCACAAAAGGTATGGGTTGAGAAGTTATTGGCGGATAAAGAAAAGGCTTACCACATTTGGGGTAAAGTTTTAGACAAAGAAGAATTCCACGATTTTTGGTTACCAAAGGCGGCAATCATCAAAGACAATTCAGTTAAAGATGTTGTAATTGATTATTCAAAGTATTCACATCGTCCACCACTTGACCACCAAAAAGAAGCAATTCAAAAATTGGTGGAGAATAAAAAATTCATCCTTGCCGATGATATGGGTCTTGGTAAAACAACATCGACAATCATTGCGGCATTAGAATCAGGTTCAAAAAAAGTATTAATCATTTGTCCTGCAACATTAAAGATTAACTGGAAACGTGAGATTGAAAATTATTCAGATAAATCAATCTACATTGCTGAAAGTAAAAATTTCAGTACAGAAGCTGATTTTGTTATCATAAATTATGACATTATAAAAAATTTCCATGACCCTAAAAAGAAAGATGACTCTCAAGTTCTTGCTGCCAATTTTGATTTGGTTATTATCGATGAAGCACATTATATCAAAAATGCTACAGCACAAAGGACAAAACTAATTAACGACATCGTTAAAAAAACTGAACGACTTTGGTTGTTGACGGGAACACCGATGACATCACGACCTATTGACTATTTCAACTTATTAAGTTTGATTGACTCACCTGTTGCAAAAAATTGGATGGCTTATGCTATCCGTTATTGTTCAGGATACCAATTTAATGTTGGTGGAAGAAAAGTTTGGAATGTAACGGGGGCCTCTAACCTTGAAGAATTAAGAGACCGAACTGTTGGTTTAACGTTAAGACGATTAAAAGAAAACGTTCTTGATTTACCCGACAAGATTATCACTCCCGTATATTTAAGATTGAAATCAAAATCATATGAAAATGTGATGGGTGAATACTACGATTGGTACGACAAAAACCCTGAAGAGTCCAAATCACTTACCGTACAGTTTTCAAAATTAACAAAAGTTAGACAAATCATTGCAGATGAAAAAATTGCACAAACTATTGAACTCGCTGAAAACATTCTTGAACAAGACAAGAAAGTTATTATTTTCTGTAATTTCACGGATTCATTAAATAAAATTTCCGAACACTTTGGTAAATTGGCGGTTAAACTTGATGGTTCTATGTCAAAAGTTGAACGTCAAAACTCTGTCGACCAATTTCAAGATAACCCAAAAGTTAAAGTATTTGTGGGTAATATTAAAGCCGCAGGTGTTGGTATTACATTAACCGCGGCTGAAGCGGTAATCATGAATGACTTATCATTCTTACCTTCAGACCACGCTCAAGCTGAAGACCGAGCTTATCGTTACGGTCAAAAAAATAATGTTTTGGTTTATTATCCAATATTCGAAAACACAATCGAAGGTATCATCTACGATATCTTAAACAACAAAAAACAAGTCATCGCCACCGTTATGGGAGACAACCAACATCCCGCCGATGCAGCAGAAGAAATACTACAAAGAATTAACGAACTGCGATATTAACGAATAACGGATTATTTATATATAACGGATAATCCAATACTATGAAAAAAACAGAAGAGAAAATCCAACAACTAGAGTTACAGATACTTGAAAATCACGTAACAAAAGAAAAAGAGTTGTTGATTACAGAAATGAAAAAAATCGGAATAGAGAAACTACCTTATTCCTACTCAGCCCTCAAACAGTTTATTGACCCTGAAACCATGAGTTTTCACTACAATAAACATTACAAAGGGTATGTTGATAAACTAAACGACGCATTATCAAAAAAGAAATACGGAGATTTAGATTTAGAAAAAATAATCAAAACAATCGGTCGTTTCGATAAAACAATTAGAAACAACGCAGGTGGGGCATTTAACCACGCATTGTTTTGGAATATGTTAACTCCCGAACCAAAGAAACTTACAGGCGAACTTTACAAAAAGATTACCAAACAGTGGGGGACATTTACAAACTTCAAAAAAGAATTTGAAAAAATTGCCAAAGAAAGATTTGGTTCAGGTTGGGTATGGTTAGTCTTAACCTCCAAAAATACATTGAAGATTATGTCAACTCCAAACCAAGACAATCCATTAATGAATGTGATTGAAGGTGGTGGTTTTCCATTGTTGGGGTTAGATTTGTGGGAACATGCTTATTATTTGAAGTATAGAAACAAAAGAGATGAATATATCGTAAACTTTTGGAAAGTTGTCAATTGGGATTTTGTAACTAAAATGTATGAGATGAAAGTTGAAACCAAGTTAGTTGAGTCTACCAAAATGAAACAAATCTTAAGTGAAGGTAAATCTGAAATGTGTTCTAAATCAGATAACGAATTTTATCGAATGTTATTCAATGTAAACCAAGATATTAAATGGACTTACATGAATGGTATTAATAGAATTCTTAAAGAAGTCTTTAATGATGATTATATCGACAAACCAAGTAATAACGAATTACCTGGCGTATATAATATTGAGGGACCTGGTAGGTCTGTATTAAATAAATTAAATACAAATTATACCGCATTTTGTATCCTATTAAAAGATTTAAATCAAGTAATCTCAACAATCGCAAACAAAAAACCTATTAGTTTTATGGACAAAACTCCCGCAGAACAAAAGAAAGAAGTTGAGAGATTTGTGAGAGCGTTAGACCATTTCAAATACCGAATTTTTGATAAAGAAAGTTCTACGTTACACAATCTATTGAGAACATTGACGGATAAAAATAAAGCGGGTGATAAAAGAGAACAAATTACAGCATCAATCCTTAAAAGATATTTTGGTCAAAGTGCTAAAGTTGAAATTGTTGGTGAATTAGGAAACAAAAAAGATGCAATACAAGGTGTCGATTTGGAGATATTTAAAGATGGTAAATTACACACCGCACAAGTTAAACCATTTAGAGAAATGATTGTCACTGATGATGGTATAACTTTGGAAGGTACCGCAAGTGTAAAATTATATAAAACTGATTGGATGGTATTCCAAAGGGGGAAAAACGTTTTGGTGTTTGATAAGAAACCAAAAATTGTTGATGGTAACTTTGTTTTCCCCCCTAACTCACTTTTATATAACATATAATAAACTAAAAGATATTTATTAGATATGTCAGTTATACCAGAACCAGAAAGGTCAAAAATATATACAAGGATTAAACATCTCTTGGGTGCACCATTACGTAGTGTCGAAGTCACTGACGAAATGATGGATTCTCTAATGGAATTATCCATTCAAGATTATGAACAGTATATCTTGAATTGGTTAATTGATAGTCAGTGGGTTAACTTGGTTAATCTTAACATGACTGAAAAATCTGTTGCACAAGCGTTAATCACAAGAACAATGGATTTTGAGCAACAGTTCTCATATTCATATTCTAAAATTGTTGGTCTTCAAGCTCAAGGTCCTTGGGTATTAAAGAAAGATTATATCATCCTTGAAAGGGACAAACAAAACTATGAAATACCTGCTGGTCGTGAAATCAATGAAGTTTTATGGTTTAGTAATCAACCATGGACAGCATTTGGTATGGGGGGTATTGGTGGATTTGGTGGTGTTGGTTTAGGCGCCAGTGAAGCTGGTTTTGCACAAATGGGTTATCAAGGTTCTTATTTTATGATGTCAGGTTTTGACTACTTAATAAGAATGCAAGAATCAAATATTTTAAACAGAATTCTTGGTGGTTCTTTAACTTATAGAATTACCGCACTACCTGACGGTAAAAAAGATTTACAACTTTACAATGCACCTGGTAATAACTTTAACTGGACTCAATATAGTAGTTATGTCGGTAAAGCTGTATGGTATTGGTATTATGAAACAACTCCTGACAGTAGAGCAGATTGTTTGAAGAATAACCCTGACGTAATCAAAATGCCAAACGAAGTTCCTTTAGAGGAAATGACTTGGACTGATTTAAATGTACCCGCTCAACAATGGGTGAGAAGATGGTTCACCGCATATGTTAAAGAAACATTAGGTAGAGTTAGAGGAAAATATAGTGGAAACTTAAAGGCTCCTGACTCAGAATTAACAATGGACTACACAAGTTTATTGACCGAAGGTAAAGATGAAAAAACAAAATTGATTGAGGAATTGACAGGACCTGAAGGTTGGTTAACAAGATTACGTCCTGAAAAAGTAATGGAAAAAGAAGCATTACTTGCTGAAAATCTAAATAAACAAATGAAATTCAGAGCAATGCCTCGTCAAATATACGTAATATAATTTATGGCAATTATTAGAACAATACCATCAACAAGATTGATTAATGGTGAAATCCTTGAAACATCAGAAATTTCAATAGTGTCTGAAAGAGAATATAGAACAAACGGTGAGGAATGTGTCATTATTAGAAATGTTGCAGAATCAACAGTTATTTTAGACTCAAAAACAACAGACCATGTAGTTATAAAATCAATGACTCATTTAACAATTAAACCTGATATTGGTAGAATTGATGAAGATTACGATGAAATTGTTGCTGACAAGTACGCTTGTATTGAATTTAGATTTTGTGTTGGTAACTGGTATATTTTATCTTCAGACGGACTCAAGAATTCCTAATTTTTCTTTCCAATCCTCTTCGGCAAAGTCATACATATAGTCAGGGCTTAATCCTCTTTTTTCCCAATACTTTAATTCTTGTTCGGTAACATCAAGCACATCTTCTTGTAAACTGTCTTGGTCACCATTACCTAATGGATGTCCGTTAATTAATTCACATTGTGCCTTTGTAAAGATACCTCTTTTTTCAGGGTCACTAACAATTAAGTTATTTCTAACCTCATCTTGGAATACTACCATTAATGGTTCCATTCTCTTATTGAATGTTGAGATTGCTCTTGGCACATTATAGTCACCCGTTAAGTTTGGGTTGTTTTCCAATATATCCTTACTTAACATATAACAATTAAGTTGAACCCCATCACCTTTTTTCTGAACATCACCATGAGACGCTCTTAATCCGTTATTAACATACATGATAACATCACCAAGATTTACGGCAAGATTTTCATGTAATGCAAGTTCCATGTGAGCCATACGACTCATACTATTACCTGCTTTGGTTTTTGTATTTAATCGTTTCTTATAATCATCAAGAGATAATTTAACTTTAGCTCGTTGTGCGATTTTACTTAACGGAATTTGTTTGTCAAAAATCTTTTGTAAGTATTCATAGTAATACTCAACAAACGCCTGACCATCACCTTCTAATAACATTTTAATTCCTTTATCCAAGAACTCCTCGATATAGATTGGAAGTTTCTTTGACTTGATACTATTACCTGTCAATTTGATTTTACCCTTAGCATCCATAACTGCATAGTTCTTACGAGCCAAGTTAATACATGAAGGCCAAACCCCATCCGTATCAAGTGCCATCTCACCTCTCATGAATATATCATTGTATTCTGCAACGTCAGCCTCAGGTCCATAATATTCTTTACCCAACTTAACTTTCCAATTCAATCCACGACCAACATAAACTCTGTCTTTTGCATCGTCAGGAGTAGAGAAGTTCACACCGTCCGTATCCATTACCAAAGGAACATATCCTTTTGTCATAAAGAACTTAATCATCTGACGTAGGTATTGTCTACCTGTACAAGTAATCTGTTCACCCATATACATGTCACCCCACGCAAATACCTGTGGAGCAGACAAAGCACCGAACATCGAGTTGATGAAAATCTTAATTGGTAATTGTTTATTACCATACGATTCAGATTTCTTACGGTCAGTTTCGTAATATTGTTCCGCAAGTTGTTTGTATTTGATACGAGTGTCACGGAAGTATTTTAACATTCCTTTCATTGCACCTGTTACGTCACACTTAGGGAATACATCGTGTACCAACTGAATAGATGGATACAGAGACGAGAAGTCGAGTTTAAGTACGTTCTTACTATAACCAACCTTAAGTAGTCGTGAGAGACCTCCTACGAAGTCTGTCTTACCTTGTTTTTCAGGAATCGCAAGTCCATGTTTATAAGACCAAGCCAACATCAGCATCTTCCATAAAGTTGCGGTACCCATTGTAGATACTCTCTCGTATGTTGTTGGAATCATCGCAGCAAGTAGGAACGAACCCTGATTAAACTCTTGGTCAACCTTTAAGGTTTCATCTAAGTCATCGTCAAGATACATCTCTACAATCTTGTCACCCGTAATCTTTTTGTATACGTTAGGGAACTTTGTGTCTAAGTTATCGTACGCAGGATTGTTGGCTTTCTTGTAGTTACCATTCTGAATGTTTAACCAATACTCCTCTTTGTTAAGGAACATTTTACCGATATTATCGTGGTCAATATAAACACGACTTGGTGATTCAGCGTTGATATACTTTGTAATGTATTTCAAACCTGCAGCCTTGATACTTGAGTTGATTGCTTGAGCTCTACGAACTGCGTGAATAATGTCAATTACGTTATAACCCCAAATTGAAGTTTGAGTATATGTCTCCACCTCGTTGGCAAGTTTCAACATCCCGTCTTTTCTTGTAAATGAATGTTGGGGGTGCAATGACTTACAAATCTTTTTTGGGTCAATTCCCAAAATTCTACAACGTTCAAAAATCCAATGCCAGTCAAAGTTTGCTGAATTGTAACCACCGATGATACTTGGTTTTAATTCGTTGATTACGTTGAAGAACTCTATGATTGCATTTCGTTCTTCCGATTCATCAATACATTCGATAACTCTGTGGTATCCTTTATTTGTTTTAATTCCAATCATGAAGATACGACCGTCCTGTGGTTCAAGAGAGGTCGTCTCTAAGTCATATACGAGTCGGGTTACTTCATCGTAATTCTCGAATCCCTTAAATAGTCGTTTTTCTTTTGAGATGAGGTATTGTTCTACAGGTGGAAGAATAATGATTTTATCCTTTGTCTTTTCACCCCATGGGTCACATCCACCCTCACGGAAGAATTGAATAAGTTCACGATAACCTTTAAGAGATTTAACCATAAAGGTCATACCTCTTTCTAATCGTTCATCACCATGAGTTTCCAATTTGTCAATCATGATACCATGTTTAGCCATGGCTTCTTTTTGAGCAGCTTTGGAACCACCATAAAAGTTAATATTGCGTAAATCACCTACCCAAGCGAATGGTGTAAATGTATCCTTACGGATTTCTTTTCCTTTACCAGGAATTTCTTTGATTTTATAAATGGAGTTGGATGCGTAGTCAAATTCGATTGCTACAATAAATTCTTCAGGGTCATTCCCGTGCAAGAAAGATTCAATTTCTTCGTTAGATATCATAATATTATTTCGTTGGTTTATTAGCTTTCACACCATCGTGAAATTTACCTTCGTAAATAAATATAAATGAAAAATCTATTTAATCAAATTAACAACAAGCAGTTTCTGAAATAAAACTTGGTTGAATGTTGATATACAACTCTTCTCTGATTGGAAGAATTAAATTACCTTCATCGTTCTTTATTAAGAACTGACCAACATACCTACCTGGTGTGTTTGTATCTCTTGAAGTAAATTTATAGTATATATAATATTCAGGTGTTGCGCCCAATGGTAAGATAAGTGAAACGATTTCACAAGGGGCTGACACAATTTTAGGAATTTCAGTTTCGACATCAATCATTGTGAAGAAAATAGTAGAAACTTCTAAGTCCTGCATTAGTTCTAAGTAACCCGCCCTACCATCTTTAACTACTTGCATTTTTAATACAGGTAGTGTTGCATTTTGTTTAATAAAGAATTCCATAACAATAAATATATTGTTATGACTCTTTTCTTAAACTTCTTTCGTAATGTTCAAATCTATCGTGTTCTGTTGGTGTCATAAGTAATAAACCAGGATACAATTCACCCTTCTTAACTAACTGATACATATGACTCATCCATGTCTGTTCGAATGGATGTCCCCATGTTGTGTCTAAAAACATTTTTTGGTTTCCTGTTCTTGTAACGATTTGAGGCCAATTACAATAATACACTTCACCCGTTACATATGGAATACCTTGGAATGAACTAACCGAATCATACACCGCTCTCGGAGCATTTGGGTCTAGTCCTTGAACAGGTAATCTGTCTTTACCTGGCCAATATTTTTCTCTAACACTTTGAGGTACATTATACCAAGACCATTGAGTTCCGTTATCGCCAAAAAATTCACTGTAATTTAGTTTTAAGAAATCAAAGTTTTCTTTTTTAACAATCTGTAATGTTTTTGAAAATAAATTTGGGACATATCTGTTAAAACCATTTCTACACACATCACCTTCTTTTGGATAAAAAAACATGTCATCCTCAAAAAACAAATAAAAATCCAAATCTGTTTTATTTTGGAAATGTTCTGCAATCCACTGACGACCACCACAAATCCCTAAATTATCTTTCTTAATGTGTTCAAAACCATTTTCTTCACATAATTTAGCATAATCATTAAATGTCGACTCATCACTTGAATTATCTAACAAATACTTTTTAGTTTTTAATAAATAATCTTTGTCATAAGCATTCATCGAATCAATTAAAGTTGAAAATTGTTTTGGACTATTAAATGTAATAACATATAAACCAACTTTATTAATGTCTAATGTGTTCGTTTCTTTATGAATATTTTCTGATTTAGGCTTTAGGTCATCATTTTTTAAATCTTCAAAAAATTTACCAACTAAACCATTAGATTCAATTTCAAAATAATTAACCAAATCAGAATGTTTATAACACATAATACTAAATATCGATTCTTCAGTACCCATATAACCTTCTTCTAAGGTTGATTTTAATAAACCATAATAAATCCCATTAATATCACCAATTGTATGTTTTGGTCCACCAAAGAATCCACCTCTTGCAACTTTATTGACTTTAGCACCTGCAATTGAATTTAACTTATTATACTCAAATCCGTGTATTTCATTTTCGGCATCATAAGGAAAACAAATAAAAGAAAACTTGGAGATATATTTTGATAAATTATTAAGAACTTTATCATGTGTAAAATATCCTTGGTGAACTGTATTTGTTAAACCACCGTCAATCCAAAACATGTGTTCAGAATTAAATCGGTCCATGATTTTTGCGTCATGTAATAAAAATACTTTAGACATAACTAACGGATTGTAGTTTTCTAATCTACCTTGAGTTGATTCTTTTAACCAACCTGCTAAGTTTTGCCAATTTTCATTAGTTCTGATTTTTTGAATTTTATCAAAAAACTCAGACTCTCTAAACCAAGACATTGGTCTAAGTATGAATTGGGTGTTTTCCTCACTTCGTCTTTCAAAAACAAACTTTTGAAGTTCTTCATCTCCAAAAATAATCATGTTTTCGTCACACTTCAAAAGTTGTTCAAACTTATCTAAATAATGTTGGTAAGGTCTTGACCATCCTTCGGACAATTCCCCTCGACCAATATCCCATATTCCTGTTACTAAAGTTATATTACTCATATATTCTATTAAATTCTTCTAAAATTCTAAAAAAGCTTTTATTTAATTCAAACATCTCATCTGTAACACCTGCAGGTGCGTTATCTCTACACCACCAAATATCAAAATGTTTACGTTCAAATAATTCTTTATGGTTATAATACATTAATGTCATTATATTTTCTTCGTGAGGTAAACCTTTATCCTCAGTTATTACATTTTTAGTATAAGTTTCAAATAATGTTACAATCTCGTCCCACTTATCTCTATGACCTCCAAACAATCCTCCAATAATGTGAAGGCCTCTCTCCCAATTAGTATACCACTTAGGGTCTAATGTACCTGACCAATAATTTCGGTCATTTTCTTTTCCAAGAATTAAAAATTTATCACCAGTATCTTCAATTACGTTGTTTAAAAAATTGTTGTTAAATAATGTTGATTCGTAGTATCTTTGTTCAGGATGAGTTCCTGTCAAATATTTTACAGGGATTAACCCACAATGTGATAGACCAGCATCAATCCAATAATAATAATCATAAGATTTATCTTCATTCCACCACCAATGGAATTTACTATATTGTACCTCAATACATCTATCAGATTTTTTAGTCATTTCAACATCTTTATCTGGTGATATACCATGTGTTTCATAAAAAAATGAGATTAATGATGGTAATTCTCTATCTGATGTGTAACATAAGAAATCGGCATTAGTCATTTTTAAGAGTGATAATAAACTATATCTATAATGACCTCCTCTACCAATTCGTCCACCATACTCAGTACCATACAAATCGCTGTATATTGATGTAATAAATTTAACTGACATATGTAAATTCTTTGTGTTGTTTATTTGTTTTTAATTCGTGTGTTAATGTACCGTGTAAATATTCTGAAGGTATTTTATATGGACTATATAGATTCCAATTATAAGTTTGGGTATAAAAATTATTGTATTGTCCTTGAGATACATCAGACCAACTACTCATTTGCGGAGCAATTGGTAATATTGGAGAATAACTTGGTTTGATGGGATAAACAAATTGATAGATATAATCGTCAATTGCATAATAACCTAAAATTTCCTGTTTTTCCATTTCCAAAACATTATCATAAATTGAATTATGATAAATCATCATGTTAGTTGCAAATATACCTCTTTCGTGTTCTTTCTTTGGTGGTAAATTTGTTATGTCTAAAAATAATGGTTGTTCTATACTACGATTAACTGGTCGATTTAATGTTGGAGAAAGATTAATAACACCAAATTCAAATTCGCCTGATTCGGTTTCAATTTTATTAATTAAATCTTTTGAGTAGGGTAAAAAAGTACAATCATCCTCAATCACCATGACCGAATCATACCTTCGTTCTTTGGCGATTTTAATGATTTGAGTATGGGATAGAGTACAACCACCATGATTATTTAAATCAACTGCTTTGAATACTTCATAATCCCATCCCATATAATCCATTTCTTTTTGGATATGTTCTAATCGGTCAGGTCGTCTTTCTAAATTAACGACAAACTTAGGGATACTCGTAATATTCATTAACTAACGTGATTGTGGGTTAATCTACCTGTGATTCTATCACACCATCCTTTAGATTCTGAGTAAGGCCATACAACCCAGTATGAAGGCATTTCATCGGTTTGGAATTCTCTCCATACTTTACAGTATTTGTCAGGGTCTCTCATAAAACCTGCAATTTCATTTTTGTCTGCATCTTTTCTAAATAAAGTTTCATCTTTATCGTTATGAAATGCAACTACCCAAAATTCATAATCTGTTTCAGGAACTTGAGAATATCCGATATCAATACAGTGTTTGAACATCATACAGAAACTATCTTTCCATTCTTGTTCTGTTTCAAAATTGTATGGGTTTGGTGGGTAATTTTTATCTAATGTGTGTTTGTCAATTGCTCTTTTTGAAAAAAGAATACCTGCGTATTTTTCATAATCAGTCAAAGTTCTAACTGGTCCAAATCCATAAGGCCCATCATGACCTTCTTGTTTTTCACCATCCATACCAAATAGTTTTCTATTTGTTAAATGCGAATGGGTATTTCGTTGACCCCAAGTTTTATCATCATCCCATTGTTTTGTTCTACCTTTACGAGTGTATTCGTGGAAAACAACAGGAATGTGTGGGTGAAACAAATCATAACCCCAAGTGTAAGCTCTTGCAGCGATTGAAATCTCTTCACCGTGGAAATAATATTCAGGGTTGTGTTGAACTTCAGTTGAAAACTCACCTAATGTAAAACAGAAGTGAGCCGAGTAGAATCTTGCGGTCACGGGTTTTTTCATTTCTTTCCATCTTGGAATTGTTTCAGGTAAGAAGAATACCGCACCTTCAGGAATGAATCGGTCAAACACCATTCTCCATGCATCTTGAGCTCTTCCTGCAGGGTCATTATCGGGGTCAAAAGAAGGAACGTAGCCCGTAAGTAGAGGCTTCTTATACCCGTCCTTCTGTAACCCCTTTATCATTTTGATAAGGATATCATCCCAATCCTTAACAAATCTCATGTGAGAATCAATTTGTAATGTGTATGTTTCACCTTTGTAAAGTTGTTGAACTTGATGTCTTGCCCAACAGACACCTTTGGCATCTTGATAAGGAATATCTAAGATTCTAAATCTTTTGTCCTTTCTATACTCATCTAAATTATCAAACCCATCTTCGTCGCTATATTGTCTTGCAATACCGATAACAAGGTTATTTGGTTTTTTGGCATTTGCCAACATGTCTTTAATTGTTGGGACCAACTGAGGGTCTCTGTAAGCCGCGATTTGAACGAAAATTTTCATGTATTATTATTTTATACATAAAAATAAAAAACCCTCCACGAAGGTGAAGGGTTTTTGAGTATATTAATTTTGTTTTTTTAGATACAAGCTGTTGGGTCGACACCCGTAACTTCACCCGCTCCTCCTGATACAAGGAATGCAGCAGTTCCGTTAGAGTAGTAACCGTTAGCAACAGGTATTGTTAACGCAGTATTAAAGTATAAGAATTCACCTGCATTTGGACCAGGTCCTCCAGCAACTGTACCGTAAATTGTGTTAGGTGCTGAAATAAAGTCGGTACATGCATCATTAGCTGTTCCTCCAGTACCTAAACTATAAGTGTAGTAACCAAATGTTGCAGTTGGTGTTGTTGTTGGGGTTGCCGTTGGTGTTTCAGTTGTAGTAACTGTTGTAGTATTTGTTGGTGTTTGAGTATTTGTTGGGGTTGCCGTTGGTGTTTCAGTATTTGTTGGTGTTGGTGTTAAAGTTTGACATAATGAGCCAAGTCCAACCGTATTACCGTTCGAATCAAGTTCAACAACATAATTACCATTTTTATAGAAACCTGTCATATCAACAGTAGGTCCTGCAGTTGCAACATTCCAAAATTCGGAACATAAATCAAACTGTGGATTATTACCGTAAATCGTTGAAGTACTATTGTATTGACCACAAGCATCATCTTGTGTCGCTCCGTAATAGACTGTAAATGAAACTCTAGCGATAGTAGGTGTAGGTGTATTAGTTGGTGTACCAGTGTTAGTAGGTGTTGGAGTTGCGTTAGGAGTACCTGTTTGAGTTTGAGTTGGAGTATTAGTTGGGGTTTCAGTATTAGTTGGTGTTACGGTTACATTAGGGGTTCCTGTTTGAGTTTGAGTTGGTGTGTTAGTAGGAGTTTCAGTATTTGTTGGTGTAGGTGTTGATGTTGGAGTTTCAGTGTTAGTCGGTGTTGGAGTGTTAGATGAAGTATTTGTTGGTGTTTGTGTATTAGTTGCAGTAACACTTGGTGTTGGTGTATTAGTTGGAGTAGTCGATGGTGTCATTGTAGGTGTTGGTGATGGGTAAACAGGTGGAAATACACCGTTATTAACCAATACTACACTACTCTGAAATAAAGGTGCAATTGAATACGTATTATTAATTAACCAAATATTTTTAGTTTGGTTTGGATTTAATTCAACTTGGTACTCCCAAAGTGAATCGTCACATCTTCTATAATTAAAGTTTATTATAGTTGAACCCGTGTTCGTCAAAGTATATTTACTACATGCCATCGTTTTATTTTCTTTTAAATATAAATACTTTAGTTTGGTGGAAATACACCATCATTTATTAAAATAACATTAGGTACGAATAACGAAGCAATAGAATAAGAGTTATCAATCAACCAAATGTTTTTTGTCTGATTTGGTTCTAGTTCAACTTGATATTCCCACATTGTGTCGTCACATCTTCTATAGTTGAAATTCACTTGAGTTGTTCCAGTGTTTGTTAGTGTGTATTTGCTACAGGCCATTTTATTTTGTGTTTAATTTTTTTATTTCTGTTATTAGCATAATACACCAAATCCAATAGTAAAACCATTTAAATCAAGTTGAACTACATAACCATTATTTTGATAGTAACCTGACATATTAATTGTTGAACTACCGTTAGGTACATTCCAAAATTGAGTTGATAAATCAAATTGTGGGTCATCACCATAAATTGTTGTTGATGGGTTTACTTGATTACAAGCGTCTAATTGAACACTACCTGGGTAAACGGTAAATGAAATTCTACTATGAGTTGGGGTAGGTGTTGGGGTTAATCCAACAGTTACACTTGGCGTTACAGTTACAGTATTTGTTGGAGTACTTGTTGGTGTTTGAGTGTTAGTAATGGTTGGTGTATTAGTTGGAGTTTCACTTGGAGTTTCTGTATTGGTCGGTGTATTAGTTGGAGTTTCCGTATTAGTCGGTGTATTAGTTGGAGTTTCCGTATTGGTCGGTGTATTAGTTGGAGTTTCAGTTGGAGTTTCAGTGTTTGTTGGTGTTGGTGTTTGAGTTTCAGTGTTTGTAGGTGTGTTAGTTGGCGTTTCCGTATTTGTTGGTGTTTGAGTCGGTGTTTCAGTTGGTGTCGGTGTATTACTTGATGTAACCGATGGTGTTGTCGTTTGAGTTGAAGTATTTGTTGGAGTTGCGGTTGGAGTTGGTAAAGGACATCCACCTAAATAAGTTGCAAAACCATCACCATCAACAATAATAACACTTTGAGCACAATAGGTTAGAGTGTCAAAAACTTCTAAGAAGAAATCGTAAGGGAATCCGTCACAATCAATACCCGCAAACGTTGTTTGATTTGTTGTTCCACCAAATAATAAATAAGTTTTACATAGTGAGTTAGTTGGTGTTTGAGTGTTAGTTGGTGTGTTAGTTGGGGTTTCTGTATTAGTTGGTGTTTGAGTAGGTGTCGATGTTGAAGTTTCAGTATTCGTAGGGGTATTAGTAGGTGTTTCAGTATTAGTAGGGGTATTAGTTGGAGTTTCAGTATTAGTAGGGGTATTAGTTGGTGTTTCGGTGTTAGTAGGTGTAATACTTGGAGTAACTGTCGGTGTTGGTGTATTACTTGCAGTTGCGGTTGGAGTTAATCCAATGGTAACGGAAGGTGTTGGTGTTAAAGTACTAGTTGGTGTTACGGTTGGTGTTTGAGTATTTGTAGGTGTTTGAGTGTTAGTTTGTGTTTGAGTCGGTGTTGCGGTTTGACTACTAGTTGGGGTTGGTGACAACCCAAATGTACTAGTTGGTGTTGGAGTTATTGTTGGCGTTGTTGTTTGTGTTACTGTTGGTGTAGGTGTTACTGTTGGTGTTGGTGCTGGTACATTTAATGAATATGTGTAACCATATGTTGGAACATAACAATCATATATACCGTAATAATAACTTGATATATAGTTAAATGGAAAAACTTGAGTACCTAAATTAATTGTACCTCCTGTATCGGGAAAATACGTAACATTTGTGGTTTGACCACTCAAATTATCACTTAAAATTCTTACACCTAACGCCATGTCAATAAATACCTATTTGTTTTGTTTTATACCTTTTAAAAAAAATTTAACCACAGATTCCTTTATTAATAATTAAAGTCCCACCAATTTGAATAAATGTTGAGCCATTTGAAATCGTAAAATTGGCGTTAATCGGCGGAATAGTTAACTGACTATTACCATAAACATGGTCACCAATCTCTAATTGACTGAATGGTTTTTC